GTCGCTGGAACCGCAAGGTGAGATTGCGGTGGGGCAAACGGTGGTGTTTCATGCAAAGGACCAAATTGCGCTGATGGTGGGGTTCTTCACGGTTCTGTTGGAGCGTGTGCTCTTACTGCTGCCTAGCAGTATTCGGTTTGCGTTTTCAGCTGATGAGCATACGTCTGGGCAGTGGGCGGATACGTATTTCGCAGTAGAAGGGGCGCATCGGTATGAGTTTGACGTTCCGAAGTACGACAAATCGCAAGACATGCAGTGCTACGAAGCTATGGCCGCGATGATGCGGTTCGTCGGAGTGACAGAAGACGTCATCAAATTTTGGCAGTTGTCGGTTGCTGAGTCGACCGTTGCACACTATTTGTTGCGCGTGGTGTTCACGACTAGCTTCGGCAATCGTTCGGGAGGAGCGGGTACGATTGCAATCAACTCTATTTCGTTGCTGGTGGCGTTCTTGGACACGTTTCGACATGCTGGAGTGATAGCATTGTTAATAAAGGGCGATGATAGCGTGTTGATTACGAAACATGAGATTCAGGACGACGTGTTCGATAAAATGGCGGCACGTTGGGGCTTTACGCTAAAGAGACGAGCTCAAACGGAATTCACAGCGTTTGCGTCGTCCTTTTTCGTTAAGAACAAGTACGACAAATATACGTTAGTGAGGGATCCGGTGCGAGTGATCGAGAAATTGGGCCGTGCTTTGCCTGCTGACAAGTCGTCCACGTATTTGTTGGATTACTTTTCTTCGATCGTAGACACTGCGATAGCGTATGCTGATCGGGACGTGGCGGCGAACCTGGTGTTTGCTGTCGGCGAAAATTACGGACGCAACGTTGACGTAGCGTCGTTCATTGGATTCATCCAGCACTTAGCCGGGTCGCTTGAAGTGTTCCTCAAAGAGTTGTATGGAATGAGTGATACTACAATTGCGAGAGTGCGTCTGGACGGCGCACCGATCGAGGTTATGCGGCGACGTAAGGCGATGGGTACTTTCACGAAGGCTTCTGCGTTGGTTGATAAGTTTCCGGATTTGCGAAGGCGGATGCTCATCGAAGAGTCGGGTAGAGGTGTGAACATACTTGATCGGATTGTGTACTCAGGCGACATCATTACGGATGCGGCTGACGATTTGAGCCGAGAAAAGATGGCTTCTTCGTTCGTGGAAAATCGAGAGACTGGTGAGTGCGAAATGAAAGAGATTGAGATTTTGGATGTTTGGTAAATTGAGACATAGAATTG